CTAGCCGCACCGCGACATTTTCGAAAAACTCCAAATTTTTTTCAGAAAAAACAAGACTAGAAACCCAAAAAGGAACAAATGACAAAGCTAGGAAGACGAACCAAACTCAACAAAGCACGAAAAGAAGCAATCATCGAAGCCATAGAAATTGGCGCGACGTACGAAATCGCTGCAGAGAACGCCGGCATATCGAAGTCGACATTATTCGCATGGATGAAACGTGGAGAGGAAGAAAAGAGCGGTAATTTCTCGGACTTTCTGAACTCCGTAAAAAAGGCAGAAGCCACCGCCGCTTTAAAGTCTCTTCGTACAATCAATCTCGCCAGCTCCGACGGAGATTGGAAAGCCGCCGCCTATCTTCTCGAACGTCGACACAACTACAAACGAGATTCACAACATTTACGGTCCGATCAGATAACCGAGAAGCCGAAAGAAGAAGTCGTCGCGACAACTCCGGTCGAAATCATGAACCGACAAGCGCAAGAGCTACGAATCGCAATCAAGAAAGCCGAATCGGCCGAATCGTGGCAAGCGTATAGCGCACTCCAACGACAATTATTATCGGTTCTCGTTCAGATCAGACAAATATCAACCGAAGACGACAACACGTTCGAAGACTTGACCGACGAACAGATTCTCGGAGAAATATCGACGATGGTTTCGATTCTACCTCCAGTTTTGAAACAACGACTCGTCGATGAAATCGCCGGGTTAGAATCTCCAAATGTAAAAATATTTAAACGATGAAAGGAGCGAACATGGAAATCGGTATCGCGTTATTGGTAGGTTTACTCGTTGGAGTCGGTTCGACCGTGGTTGGAACGAAGCTCCACAAAGAAGAACCGGTCGTCATCGAAGACAAGACGAGCCAGGTACAACAAGAAGTTATTAAACAGCTGACAGACCTCGACATCGTAGAGAAATTATGTTCACCATCGAACGTGGAGACGACCGAAAATCGACTTTTATGTCGCGAGCTCTCTTGTCTTGTATATTCGAGAGGAATCGATTCGAAAACCGGCGAATCGTGCGAAGAAATACAGAATCTCGCGAATACGGTCTCTTTAATCGACTATTGCACGAAACAAGAAGATACCGAGAAGTGTTTCGAAGTGTTTTGGAAAAGGAAATAACCGAATGAAATTGGCGGCTATGGCACGAAAGGTTCAGACACTGAAAAAACGAGCGAACGTCGATCCACTTGTTTATTTCAGACCGACACTACCACAAAAGCAATTCATCGAAGATACCTCGAAGTTAAAGATACTTCTCGGAGGAAATCAAGTCGGTAAAACATGGGCGAGCGCGGCATTATTACTAATGCATGCACTCGGACGACATCCAACGATTAAAGGTGTCACTCGTGAATCGTGGCTTATATGCTATTCACACGAACAAAGCCGGATTATACAACAGAAATTGTACGACCTGTGTCCAAAGTACGCACTCGCAGACGATTGCGAGTTTCGCGCCGGAACCGGATTTCGCGGATTAGCCCCAATTGTCCGCTTTAAGGAGGAATATGGGGGAGGGATTATACGCATCAAGACGGCGTCGCAAGGTATAGGCTTGGAATCTGGTACATGTGGATTGGTAGTTATCGACGAGCCGGTCAATAGTGAAACCCTAAATAGCTGTATAGCTCGCACCACGCGCGGTGGTCCAAATGGTACACGAGGAATCGTCGCCATGAGTTTAACCCCGGTAGGAAACGTCGATATTTCTTATCTGAAAAAGATGATTGAAGAAGACAAGATTTCAGTACATAGAGCTCCATTAAATCAAGCGAATACCACTCCGATTGGATGTCGACCGCTCATGTCACAAGACCAAATAGATTCGATGGTCGAAGCGTTTCTACCGATAGACCGGGAGCAGAGAGTTAACGCGTCGTTGGACGTCGCCGCCGAAGGAGTCATTTTCGACAACTTCGACCCGTCTATGATTTCATCGCACCCGGTCGCCCCCGGTGGAAAATATGAGTTTTGTATCGGTATCGACCATGGTTCATCACCGAATAGTCAGGTAGCGACATTGGCTTGTATCGACATGCGAGAACCGGTCAATCCTAGAATATACATGTTAGACGAGTACGTGTCAGGACAAGCACCACCGGAGACACACGCGCGAGCAATAATCGAAATGTGTAAGAGAAACGGACTACGACCGGAACAAGTCCAACATTGGACCGGCGATGGTACACACCATGCAACGAGAAGTCGAGACGGATTCAAGATGTCGAATATACTTCTCATGCGAGCGTTCGAAGCTCTATTGGGATACCCTCCACGTAATCTACCGTTCACGATTCGCCGGCCGGTTAAATGGCGTCATAGTGTGTACTATACAGCGAGCCTAATACATGCTATTATGTCAAGAAAACATTTCTTTATTCACCCAAATTGTAAACAACTAATTATATCTATTAAAAATTGGACGATGAAGCGGTCCTCGTCTTCTCGTTCGACCGATCCCCACGGTCACGCGATAGATAGCATGAGATACTGTGTATCTTCTTGCATAGATAGACGAGTCAGTCGACCACATAGTATACAGATTCAAAGGTAGCAGACATGAAGAACCCACCACCATTTCCACAAATGCCAAACGCCGACGAGCAACGACGCGCCGAACATCAAGCGTTACGACGTCGTCTCATCATGGGAACGTATGAAGAAGACCTCGAAGAAGAAATGTTACGACATTTTAGCGCGGACCGTTATCTCGCACTTGGACCGGTGGATATGTCTTCGAATGTTTTGGAGCAGATTTCGCGACAGCTCGCCGTATTATACAACACCGCGCCGACCGTACACCATAGCGAAGATATATCGGAGCTCACCGGTTCGGATGGATATGTCACCAACGCCGGTTTATTTCCACTCATGCAACAAGCGCAACAATTCATACTCGCAATAAACGAAACCTTCGTTCGTATTGACGTCGCACCACACAAAATCGGACAACCGACACACAAGCCCGGATTAAACTACCGAATCGTGACACCAGATTACGTATATTGCGAGTCAAGCCCAGACAATCCAGACGAGCCGATTTATTATCGCGAGATTCGACTACGGATTGATCCAGAAAACGACGAGCCGGTCTACGTCGCCGATGTTTTGGACATTCGAAATCCAGACGAGCCGGTTTTCGGTATGTTCGTTGTGAATCACGACGGCACACTCGGAGCGGATGTTTCGGAAAAGTTCATGGGACACGCCACACACCGTGGAGAAGACTACCCGTATCGATATGCAGATGGTCGACCATTTCTACCGGTCGAACTATATCACGCACAAAAGACCGGATTACTATGGAACACGTTTCGAAATAGCCAAACATGCTACGGTTCTCTCGTATCTTCATGTCTGACATCATGGGCTATTCATCTAATTAGAGATTGCAGTTACCCACAACGATACGTCGCCGGCCTGAATATTTCTGGTTTAGGAGTCGAAAACGGAGACTTGACAGCAAGACGAGCCGCAATCGCGACCGACCCTTCTTCGATTCTCATGTTCTACAGTGACCCCGAAAACACCGGTCAACCGCTCGTCGGACAATTCGAACCGGGAGCCGATCCCGTAAAGATGTTCGAGACCATCGCGCAGTACGAATACAAAGTCGCCACCGCCGCCGGGCTTTCTTCTTCGGTCCTCAAACAAACCGCCGATATACGAAGCGGTTTTTCGTTGTCAGTATCCAGAGATGGACAAAGACAAGCGAGCGCAAGATACGCACCGCTCCAAAGTTACTACGACGAACGACTTCTCGCGAAATCGGCAGCTCTATGTAATCGATTTCTTGGAACCAATCTACCGGAAAATAATTATCGAATCCAGTACGCACAAGTACCACAATCACCGGAAGAAATAAAAGCAACTCGTGAAGACGTATTGGCCAAACTCACAGCCGGGTTAATCTCACCAATCGACGCGATGATTATTTTGAATCCCGGAATCGATGAAAACACCGCGCGAGAAATGTTACTCAAAATAAAACGAGAACGTGCAGAGCTCATGTAGATACGAGCTATCACCATCATTATCATTATCACTATCATTATCACCATCATTGGAGGCTAGACCATGGAAACCAAAGAGATTGACGGAGTCGAATACGTCAAAAAAAGCGAAGTCGAAAACATCATTAAACAACGAGTCGACAAAGTCGCAAGCCGAGCAAACGAAGCCGAACTCGCGAACAAAGATTTACAAAGCCGATTGGAGAAAGCGTCGAAAAGTGATTCTACAATCGACCTATTGACTCAACAAATCGAACAGATGAAACAACAGTTATCGAAAAGTGAACAGAAGTATACGAGATTCCAAGCGATGTCGAAACATGGTCTCGTCGATCCCGACATCGTGGACGCGATAGAATGGAGTTACGAGAAATCGCAATCTGGAAAGAAGAAAGGAGAAGTCGTCAATCTTGGAGAGTGGTTGGATTCAATCGTTACGGATCCGACAACGGCTCCAACGGTCCTACGTCCACACATCCAAAACCTACAAGCGCAAGTCGTCGAAGCGTCAAGCGACATGGATGTCGATACCTCGACACAAAACCAACTCGCACAAATGGAGCAAGTCGAACGGCGACCAGCTCCACAAACGAACAACGGCGTACGACCATCTCCGGAACCATCCAATCTCATTGAGAGAGGATTAAAAGACGCCGACTTCTACGCACAGAACCGAGACGAGATTCGAAAAGCGTGGATGTCTCGTCGTAGAGAGAAATAGACCATGGCAGAGAATCTAAAAGGGGTAAACGAGTTCCCTTATTACAAGACGATTGCAGTCGACACGACAACGACCGAAATACTTCTACCAAGTGAAGCCAGATTCATAACGATTGGTTCGGAGACATTGACCGTCTACGTCACACAAAATGGAGCGACCGACGGTGGAGCCGTTTCGACAAATCGAATCTTTATACCGGCGAATAATCTTCTACCGATTCGACTCGGTAGTGGTATACAAAGAAAGAACATTTTTATATCAGCGAAAACCGGTACCGGGAACGTGAACATACAATTAGAAGAATAGACCACATTATATGGATTGACGATGGCCGGATTTATTTATACAGTATCGACAGGAAGTGAAGAAATGAAAAAACAAAATGTTACTTCGCAGATCAACGGAAGCCGTACGACATTTACGGTCCAAGAGGAATACAAGACAGGTTCTTTACGAGTGTACTATAATGGAGTTCGACAAATAGAGGACGAAACATTCTCGGAGACAACTTCGACGACATTTACGGTCACATTTACAACGATTACAGGCGACTACTTATCAATTGATTACACACCAAACACTTAGGAGTCACCATGGCCATTCAAATCGCCGGTAACCAAATCAAAGTCGGAGCCGTAGACACATCGCAAATTAGCGACGCGGCAATCGACGCAAGTAAATTAGACCTATCCGATAACTTCACTTTTTCGGGTTTTCTTCGCGCAGGAACACCAAGTAACGACGCAGACGTCGCGACAAAATCATACGTCGACGGTATCGTCGGAGCTGGCGTATTCTGGAAAGAGCCAGCCGCGGCGGCTTCGACTGGAAACGTAACTCTTTCGAACCCCGGTGTATCGGCGTTCGATAATCATAGCGTTTCTAGTGGAGCTCGTATTTTGATCAGAGCTCAGAGCCAAGACGACGAAAACGGAGTATGGATTTATAACGGTTCATCTAGTGCAATGACACGCGCGACAGATTGCGACAGCGCAGAAGAACTAAACGGTATGGCAATCTTCGTAACCGACGGCGATACATACGCAGACCAAGCGTTCGTACAGACCGCGACCGTATCCACACTCGATTCCGACGCGGTAACATACGTTCGCTTCAGTGGACTCGGACAGGTAACCGCGGGATCCGCACTTTCTAAGAGCGGCGATACGCTAAACGTCGTCGTCGATGATTCATCAATCGAAGTAAACGGCTCGGACCAACTCCAACTCAAAGACAGCGGCGTAACCAATGCAAAATTGGCCGGTTCTATTTCGGCGGACAAACTCGCCGGCGGTATCGGAGACGGTAAACTCTCCACAATCACTAGCGCGAACAAAGTATCCGGTAGTGCGGTTCAACTCAACGGAAGTGGAGGACTTGAAAATCTTTCAGGTCTTAAAATCTCCGACCTCGGAGTTACCGCCGCAATGCTCGCCGGTTCTATCCCAGATTCTAAGCTCAACCAAATCGCAACCGCCGACAAAGTCGCCGGTAGTGCGGTTCAACTCAAATCCGGTGGAGGTCTTGAAGATTCTAGTGGATTGGGCATCGAAGCGAACGGAATCGAGACAGCGATGGTGGGAGATAATCAAATCACCAGCGCAAAATTAGCCGGTTCTATTCCAGATTCTAAACTCTCCACAATCGCAACCGCCGACAAAGTAAGCGGTAGCGCGGTTCAACTTGCGAGCGGTGGTGGACTTTCTGACGATTCAGGATTGAAGATTTCGGCATCCGGTGTCGTAGCGAATATGCTCGCCGGTTCCATTCCAGATTCAAAGCTCAACCAGATTACCAGCTCCGCGAAAGTCGCCGGTAGTGCGGTTCAACTCAAAACCGGTGGAGGACTTGAAAACGATAGCGGTCTCGCAATCGAAGACAATGGTATCGAGACTGTAATGGTCGGAGCGAATCAAATCACAGCGGCAAAAATCAACTTTGAGCCTACACGCGAAACATTGACCACCAATGGTAACGATACTTCGTTCACACTCTCCAATTCAGTACCGGATAACTTCGACGACGTATTCGTATTTCGTAACGGTCTATTCTTGGACCGAGTCGCATCGAACCCAAGTGGTCAAGACGAGTACACTTCTTCGATAACCTCGAACTCTTGTACCATCGTTTTTGGAAGTGCGCCGGCGAGCTCCGACAAAGTCGTAGTAAAGTATTTCCAACTCAAATAACATTCTCCAATAAATGTTCGTTTGTGGCCGGTCAGTAATGGCCGGCCTTTTTTTCATCACAGGATAGACCATGGCAAGAGACTACAAGAAAGAGTACCAAAAATATCATTCATCGAAGAAAGCGAAAACTCAACGAGCGATGAGAAACACAGCTCGTCGACGAATGGCGAAAGCCGGTCTCGTGAAAAAGGGAGACGGTAACCACGTCGACCACATAAAACCATTATCGAAAGGTGGAACGAATGGACGGAAAAATCTTCGTGTGGTCAAAGCCCAAACGAATCTACGAAAAGGGAATCGCAGAAAATAACGTTTATCACCATCATTATCATTATCATTATCACCATCATTATCATTGTTGCACGTACTCGAATAAACGTGTATACTCTAAACGAGCTATAAACATTCGCTCTCATGGGGAACGGTCGCACCGGTAAAAGCAGAACACCCCCGGCAAAGAATAACCTTTAAAACCCACGAGAAAAAAATGTCTAATCAATATTCGACAATGGGCGACATTCGTATGACGTCCATGGTCTCCGCAGAGATCAACCTACTATTAAAAGATACCGCAAACCTACGAAACACTGGATTGATTCAGTACCTGGGTTCCATAAATGGCCTAGGAACAGATTCCATAAAAGTTCGAAAAATCGGCTTGATGGGGCGAGATTCGTTCACTTCTCGTACCGAAGTCGAAGCAATCGCGAACACATCCATCACAGATGGTTCGGTCACCGTGACACCGTCTCGTTATTCGCTTCGTTATGACATCTCCGACCTCTTGAACCTCACAGCCACAAACGCACGATTCGAGCCGGATCCATTCGCGCTCGCTGCATCCATGGCCGGTTCATACGACAAACTTTTCGCGGAGCTCACAGCAGCAGCAGCAGCCGGAGCGACCAACGGAACAAGCACAACCGGAACCACGATGTCCGTATCGACCTTTTTCGAAGGTATCTACGACCTCGAACGAGCAGACAGCGAAATCGGCGCGCCCGGTCCATTCTACAGTGTTTTACACCCAAAAAGCTTAACCGAGCTACAAGCATCACTTCGGTCGGAACAGAACAACATTATCTCTCAGATGATGGCAACCGAAGAAATGATTGCGGCGAAAGGACTTGGATACATTGGAAAACTTTTCGGCGTAGACGTATATCGTTCTTCTCACATCGAATCAGACACCACAGACTACGAAAACTTCATGGCCGACGCCGGAGCACTTGGATACGCAGACGGCGTACCACAGATTCTCGGAGCACCGGAAACTATGGAAATGGATAAGGTCGTAGTCGAGCTGCAGCGTGAGGGTACAACCGCTCTAACAAGTGTGATTGGACATTGTTACCTTTCGGTGTCTGTAATCGACGAAAACCGAATTGTTCGACTTCTTGCCGTAGACTAGACGGCTTCTTTTGTGGCATAATCGGCGGTAGTTTTCTAGTCGCCTGTTATCGCCGGTTATGTCACTCTTAACTTTCAGGCACTAGGAAAAAACATGTCATACGACAATATCTCGCAACCTTGGCAAGCATCCAAGAGAAGCGTAACAAAGCGAATACCAAAACAAGCGAACTCGTCATGGAGATATATTCACCATCCGACGTCGTGGTCATTGGAATACGTCCAAGACGGGAAAAAGAAAGATAAAAAACCGATATGGTTACCGAAGTTCGCTCGTCTTATTTTGAAACCCGGCGTTAATGGAGTCAGTGGAACCGAAGACAACCCGGATACACGACTCGCACGTCTACAAGTCACCGACAGAGGATGTACCATAATCGATCCAGAGAGATACGATTATCTTCGAGTATACCCGGCTATCGGTGGAGAACTAACACTCTCTAAATGGATGAAAGTCGAAAATCTTGGAGGGAAAATCTTTATCGTTGGAGACGACGAAGGATTCGCAGAGTTTCGACGAGAGCTCGTCGCCGATGGAGCGATTAAACCTCCACATGAACAGATTCTCACCGGTCTCGCGATGAAGCAACAAGAAATTATTACCATGCACTCGTCGAAGCCGCATATACCGCAAGCGGTAAAAGAACAAACCGCCGCCGAACAAAAACTATTGGATATGCAGAAAGCGACGGCAGCTCTTAAAAAAGATGGAGTAAAGTATTATGAATCGTAAGGACCGAGACGCGTTCGACCGAGTCGCAAAAAGAATCAAAGAACACAGCGAGAAAGCCGGGAAGCCAGTTACAATGGACACGGCACGACGTGAACTCGCGAAACATTTAACACAAGCGGATAACCGCAAAAAACAACGGAGTTAACATGGCATACGCATCAGATAACGGCTACGTATTCGACAACCGACCTCTTTTTCGTGGTGGTGTCAAAAAAGAAACCTTAGCCGGCGCAAAGGTATTAAATGAATCTAGTGAATCATTTTTGATTTATGACAATCAATCCGGTGGTTCGGTTATCGTCTCACTCGCACCAGAGAAAGACGGCTCGTATCAGTGGATTAAATGTCATGCAGATTCGGGGCACCAATTAGAAATCAGAAACGACGCCGGCGGAACAATCACATACTTGACCGTCGGACAGAGTGGTCTTTTTGTATGTGCCGATTCTGATTGGCACTTGATGATTAAGGCATAATAAACCATGTCGACCGACTCCACACCATACGCACCACGTATACGATACATCGAGCTGTTAGAGCGGAATGTATCCAATACGACTCGTCTTGAAATATACAGAGACGGAGCGCAAATCGAACCAACCGCCGCTACGTATACTTTGATTCGACCGGATGGAGTGGGAGTCGTTCAAGACGCCCCGGCAACCGTACTTGGAGACGGAACACTCGAATACACGCATCCATCGAACCATTTCCCAACGACGATTAATCTCGGAGAGGGATACGTCCAATCATGGACGGCGACGATCAGTGGAGAGGACTACGTATTTCGACGTTCGGTCGCCGTTGTTTTGAGACGACTATATCCAACAGTGAGCGATACAGATTTAGAGACCGAGTATTCGGACCTTGGAAATCTTCGACCGGCGAGTCTATCTTCGTATCAAACGTATATCGACAGCTCGTGGTACGAAATCCTTCGACGAGTTCGACGTACTGGAATGGGATACGAATACCTCGTCTTGACTCCAGAAGCATTTCACGACACGTTATTGCACTTGTCACTATACAAAATCTTTCGCGACTTTCACTCGTCACTAGGACAAGCCGGTAACGCTCGTTTCTTGGACCTTGCGAACGCTCATCTCCAACACTACAACGCAGAATACGACGCGATCAACTTTGTATACGATGAAAATCACGAGGGACGAGCAGACGAGCCAAACAAGCGAACACGCGGTCGACCGGTCATATACTTGACCGCCCCCGGTCCAAACAGGTTTCTAAAAAGAAAATGAATCTCTCCGGTGTCAGAAATGCAATAATCGCGAAAGTGGATGGTATGACAGGTTTTCGCATGTCTCCATTCCCGGTGGAGCTCTTCGACCGGTCACAAAATACACTCGCTCATCTTGCGTTCGCCGTCTCCATTGGTTCTTCACAATCCATGGACGAGAGACAAAGAGTACCGACTCGTGTTTTCATGTCATCAAATGTGGACGTCATATTCGCATATCGGATACGACCGCACAGCATAAGCGCAGACTATAACAACGCACTCGACAAAGAAGTCGAAGTCGTCGAAACCTTACTCGGTTCGTATGTTTCGACACCGGGTATCGAAATAAGATATAATCAATCGACAAGAACATTCGCGCAATCGCTCGAATATGTTCTCGTTCAACTCACATTCACAGTTATACACACACCGTAAGGAGAAATCATGGCCTATTCAGTCGTACCCAAAATGAGACGCGATGGTAAAATCGTTTTGAAAGATGGAACCGGTAGCCCCGTTACATTAGAAGTCAGCTTCGAAGCAGGCGACTACAATTTTTCACCCACAAAGAGCGCCGAAGTGATTATTCGGGATAGGCACGCAATTACAAACGTAAGACGCGGTGATGAAGAACCAAGCGCGACAGGCTCATTTACACTATACATGAGAGAGTTCACAGACAGCGCGCAAGCCGGATCAGTTTTGGATTTCGTGAACAAAACCGGGAACTATTCGAGCAATGTTTCGACCGGTGCGACAGGTACTCCACGAATCGAAGAATATTGTATCGACATCGAGTACACAGCAGAAGGTACCGACAATGGAGACGACGCCGACCACGTCGCGACCCTCTCCAAATGTATTTGTAATGTCGTTTTCACCGAAGGTGACCCGTCGACATTGGCGATAAACTTCACTTGTTACGGTGGCGTATCCTACACAGGACCGGCATAATCGATAAAGTTATCATTATCATTATCACCATCATTATCATTATCATCGTGAGGACTAGACATGG